CACGCCGACCGACTGTGTCAAATTGAGCAACCCCAAGGCGGGGGGTGGGGTTTGGTTCGGCTGGTGGGGGGTGTGATGTAGTTTTGCTCGTGTTTTGGCAAGTTTTGACGCAACTAACGGTGAGACGATGGCTGGATACAAAGGACGACAAGGACGCAAGCCGAAGCTGGCCAGCAAGCACAAGCTGGACGGAACCTATCGGGCTGACCGGCACGACACTCGTTTAGAGTCGGCGGTATTCGGTTCGGCACCGCTGCGGCTTAGCCCGCCGGACTCGCTGCGAGCGGATGGAAAGCAGCAATGGCAGTCTGTGCTGGACACGCTGCCGGATGGCGTGCTGAAAAACTGCGACGAGGGAAAGCTGTATCAACTGGCGTTCATCCGTCAACAATTAAACGACGTACAGTCTGCCCTGCAAAGCTCGCCGGTGGACGTCACGCTCATCAACACCTACATCAAACTTTCTGGCCAATACGACCGTCTCGCTCGCCAGTTCGGCCTGTCCCCAATTGACCGGGCAGCGATGAAGGTGGAGGAGCCGCAGAAGGATGCCGACCCGTTCGCTGAGTTTATGAAAGCAGGACTTAATTGATACGTGCCGCTGTCTATCGTGATACCGTAACCAGCTACTGCGACGACGTGCAGGACGGCACCGTCGTGGCGTGCGATATGGTCAAGGCAGCGGTCGCCAGGTATCAGCGGGACCTCGCGCGGCAGCAGACGCCGGACTTTCCCTATCGGCTGAACCAGCAGCGAGCCGAAAAGTCGTGCCAGTTTTTCCCGATGCTGCTGCGGCATTCCATTGGCGAGTTCGTCGGGCATCCGTTCCACCTCAGTCCGTGGCAGGCGTTTATTAACTGGAACCTGTTTGGATGGGAACGTGAGGACGGCACTCGGCGTTTCCGCAGGGCATTCATCAGCGTTGCCCGCAAGAATGGCAAGTCTTCCTACTGTGCCGGGCTGGCCTTGCTGCTGACGGCGGCAGACCGTGAGGCCGGAGCTGAGGTTTACATCGGGGCGACGAAGCTGGACCAAGCCCGCATTATCCACAAGGAAGCTAACCGGATGCTGCGGCAGTCGCCGTACCTTGGGCGGCACGCCAGTATCACCAAGGACAATGTTGCATTCGAGGCGACCAATTCATTCCTGCGGCCACTGGGGTCAGACAAGCCTTACGACGGCCTGAACCCTCACGGCGTATTCTTCGACGAGTTGCACGCTTGGCAGGAATATCACCGGGACTTTTACGCCACGATGACGACCGGCAGTGCGGCACGGACCCAGCCGATGCAGGTGATGATTACCACGGCGGGCAACGACCGCAGCCGCATCTACAACGAAGAATTGACGTACACACGCGGCGTCACCAAGGGCGACTGGCAGGATGATTCCACGTTCGGCATCATCTACGAAATCGACGAGGCAGACGACCCGTTCGATCCGTCCGTCTGGGTCAAGGCCAACCCGAACCTGAACATTTCGGTGAAGCTCGACTATCTCAGCGAGCAGGCGACCAAGGCCAAGAACAAACCGCAGGCTCGGCATGACTTTATGCGTTACCACTGCAACCGCACCGTCTCCAGCGTGGAGAACGGCATCACGGCGGAACTGTGGGACAGCATCGCCGCACCGCTATCCAACTGGGACGAAGCTGATGCCATTGCTGCTGGTGTGGACCTCGGCGGCAAAGACGACTTGGCGGCATACGGGCTGGTGGCACGGTTCAAAGTTGGCGAGACGGAAGATGATGCCGGAAACCTGCGACCTATCTACCGTTACGAGATGCGGAGCCGGGCATTCATCAGTGAGGAATCGAGGCGTGATTTAACGCAGCAACCGTGGAGCCACTGGATACACAGCGGCCAGTTGGTCAAATGTCGCTACGTCGTGGCCAGCCTGCGGGATTCGCTGCTGGACGAATGCGAGGAGTTAGGCATACAGATGGTGGCGTTCGACCCGTACAACGCCAGCCAACTTGGCGACGAACTGGACGCGGCTGGACTGACTGCGGTGAAGATGCCGCAGGCCCATCACCATTTTAACGAAGTTCTGCTGGAGTTCCAAAACGCAGCGGTCGAGGGGCGGCTGCGTCCGGCAGTGAATGACCCGGTGCTGCGGTGGTGTGCTTTGAACATGAGCGTCAACCGCAACAGCCGGGACCAGGTCATGCCGGACAAAAAGCACAGCAAGGAAAAAATCGATGCGGTGGTTGCGTCTTTGATGGCGATGCGTGCGGTGATGGTTTGTAAGTCGAAGTTTACTGGCAGCTTGTTCATCGGCTAATGGAGTGGCACTGATGGGATTCGGACTCAATGGCCTGATTAAATGGTTCAATGGAACCGATGACGGCGTGACGCCAGTTAACCCGCACACGATGCTGGGGCTGGCTGGCGTGTGGTACGCCATGTCGAAAATCAGCGGCATGGTCGGCCAGATGCCGCTGGAGGTAAAGCGAAAACTGCCGGATGGCGGCAGCGAGGATGCCCGAAACCATGCGGCGTGGAATCTGCTGCGGTGGCAACCCAATGACTACCAGACCAGCGACGTTTTCAAGGAGACGATGCAGGGCCATGCGATCGGCTGGGGCAACGGCCGTGCTGTGGTGATTCGCCAAGCAGGCAGACCAACGGAGCTGCTTCCGCTGATGCCTGATCGAACAAAGACCTACATGGTCGGCGGCGAAAAATATCACGTCACCAACCCGAACATGGACCACGACCGTATTGCTGCGTACGCTGGCGACTTCGAGGCGGCGATGACTGCCAACCCTGAGACGACCGTCGTCATTCACGACCGCGACGTTCTGCACATCCAAGGCTTTGGTTATGACGGCATCGAAGGCAAGTCCTTTGCCAGCGTGGCCCGCGAGTCGATTTCGATGGGCCTGAACGGGCAGCGGCTGGCGACGAAGCAATCAGAAAAGGGGTTCACCGGCAGGCTAATGCTACAGGCTCCCCCCGGTTCGTTCCGTGACGAGAAGCAGGCGGCGGAGTTCCTGACGACATTCCGCAAGCATCACAACGAAGACGGCGAACTTGTCGGCCTGCTGCGGGAAGGCGTGACGGCTAATGTGCTGACGATGTCGAACCACGATGCCCAGTTCGTCGAACAACAGAAGTTCAACCGCACCGACATCATGCTCTGGTTTGGCCTTGAGTCGATGCCAGGCGATGAAAGCCGCAGCAGTTACTCCAGCCTCGAACAGAAGCAGCTTTCGGAATTGCAGTCCTGCCTGAATCGCTGGCTGGTGAAATGGGAGATGCAGTGCCGGGCCAAACTGCTGACTGACCGGGAAAAGATGGCGGAGGAGCATTACTTCAAATTCAACCGCCAAACGCTCATCATGACCGACACGCAGACAACGATTAACGCACTATCGCAGGGCATCATGAACCGGATACTCAGCCCGAACGAAGCACGGGCAAAGCTCGACATGAACCCCTACAGCGGCGGCGACAAGTTTGCCAACCCGATGATCGACCCGACAATTACGGACCCTGAGACTGGCGAATCGACTTTGCCGGATAGGTCGACCAGCCAAGCATCGGAACCAGCGGCACAGGCTCAGCTCCAGCACATGGTCGGCGTCGAATGCAACCGTATCGAGCAGCGTGGCCTGCGGGCGAAGAACTTTGTGGACTGGGTCGATGGGTTCTATGCTCGCTGGCAGGAGCGGCTGGAATCGACAGCCGGTGCGGAGGACTGCGACGTGGCCGGATACTGCAAGCGGCACAAAGACGCACTACTGGCGGCAGCGGACAAGCAACCAGCTGAGTTTGTCGAAGCAGTCAAGGCACTGGTCGCAGGCTGGCGGGCGGATGGCGTCAAGGAGCTATCCAGCCTATGAGCGAGCGTGTCTTCGTCTGCGTCGGTCCAAACCGTGGGGACGCCGAAATGCTGCGGCTACTGCAAGGGCACGACCGCTTTTTTATGTTCGAACCGTTGCCAGATGCGGCGGCGTACCTGCGGCAGCACAACGCACACATCGCCGATATTTTCCACGTAGTCGAAGCGGCCTGCGGTCCAGCTACCTGCCGGGCGAAGATGCGACGCTACAACACGAACGGAGTCAGCAGCAGTCTCGGCGTTTGCACGGATCAGGCACGGGAACTGTACCCGCAAGCGGACCTGAGCGAGCAGGGCGAGCTGGACGTGCAGGTGGTGAACCTCGGCGAGTTCCTTGAGTGGGCTGGCGTTAAGCAGGTCCAGACGCTGATGACCGACGCTCAGGGCATGGACCTTGCCATCCTAAAGACGATGGAACCTTACTTCCGCAGGCGGGCAGTTCAGCGGGTGATACACGAAACGGATGCAGACGGGTTCAAGCACTACGACGGACTACCGGATAACTCACTATCGGGTGCG